CTCAGGTATCTTAGGATACTTAGACATCACTTGCATCCAAATCTCTGCCAAATACATTTCCGTTTGGTATTGGTTGCATATCCTGTATCGGCTGAAAACCTGAAGGAATATAAATCATATTCATCTCTGGCTCAGGCCTTGCACCATAACGTAAAACTGCCCTACGCTCATTATAGGTCAGCCAATGCGCATCCCTTACAGAATCATTAAGGTCTTTAAGGTCTTTTTGTATTTCTGGAAGTTCTGTATAATCAAAGTCAATGTACAGTTTTCTGCCCTTAGCGACCGAGAAACGAGGCGTTAGCTGCCGATTTAGTATATCGCGCAGCGATTTCCATTCAGGCAAAAGTTTGTTTACAATCAACTGCTTAATGGCTGATTCGTAGTTGTTATAGGTCGTATGCTCGGCATCAAATAAGACCGTAGGAACACCGTAGATATTGCAAAGTCGCTGCAAATTTAAACGCTGTGCATCTAGCAACTGCATATCGATAGATGTCATTCCAAAGTTATGATAACCCCAATCACCGGCTATAGCAGCGACAGCACCTTTCTGACTTGTATTGTTGATGCGCTCATTAATGTCATTCATTATGTTGTGCATCTGGTCCCTTGACATTGTCCTAGGCAATGATTTACCAAACAAAGCACCTTTTGCGCCATTGTTGACGTACATACCTCCAGAAGCCTTCTGCGCATTAATGCTATTGTCCAAGATATTCATGGCGGCTGTCAATGGACTTAATCCTCGCAGGTGCATATATTCTACGTCATCCACAACAGGGTTAAAATATTTCCATACAATCATATCCTTTTTGTCGACTGTCAAAACTGGTATGCCACCCTGCTTAATATAGAAACCATCGACACCAAATACGTCATTAGTCTTAGTAAGCACACCTACCATAGGTGGAGGAATCACCTGCATCTCTAAAGGTCTGCCACCTGCTAAACCACCTGTATTTAGGTATAGATCGCCTTCTCCAAAGATTAGTTTGTAGCCGTAGTAGTTTTCTAATAGTTCTGTCAGCGATTGGTACTCATTAGGTTGTTCAAGTAGCCTTGACAAATCATTTTCTACGACTACCTCCATTGACAGATTCTTCAGCATTAAGGCACGCTCCATGTTAGATCCTGTAAGAAATCCGCTTGGATTCATGGCTTTATACTGCGAGAATTTTTGCAAGTCCTTGATCTCATAAACATATACAGGAAATGAACTAAATTTCTGCGCTAACATCGATACTATGGCATAAATGCCTTCATGCGTATTGTATGTCTTAGCATATCGATAGTTCAATAAATCTTGCTGATACATCCTTGGCCTGTACTGATATAAATCAGTCATAGTTGTCTGCGGTACAGGAATGTATGGTAGGGCTTTTTCGCTTTGGAAGATACCCTTTATGCGGTCTATAAGTGTCATCAGATTACATACCAGTCAGGTTGGTCCACCTTTGAATGTGTAAATACAGCGTACCGGCACGCATCGATCAGGTGGTCCTTGTACTTTACAGGTACATCCATAGGACTACCAGACTTATCTAATTTCCAGCAATACCCCTTTAATTCGGCCATAAAATTAGATGAAAACTCAGTAACATAGAACGGCAACGATTTTATCTTCCGTATGCCCTCTAAAACGTCCTTATCTGCCTTTATGGCATTCCATCCACCCCTAAGAAGTTCTTCTATGCTTTCTGCTGCTGCTGCATCACAATAAAGCAAGTCTTCCTTGTAGACACCCTCTATATCCAGCTTTACTATAAGGTCGGCAGTTGTTAGACTCTTTTCATAGATAACTTCATGCGCGAACACCTTGTCATCCTTAAATCCAACCTTGACAACGGCAGATGGCGCATTGAAACCAAAGTCTACACCATAGACCACATCTTGGCAGTCATCTGGGAACCTTGGAACCATTTTCCAATGCGTAAATATTTTATGCAGGCTAACCCCTTTAAGACCCATGCCGAATACCCGCCAGTAGTTGTCATCCGCATCTTTCATGCTTTCGATGCGCTTTACTAGCGTCTCTTCGAGGTACGGATTGTCTTTATATGTTGTAATGTAAAAATCGGATTCTGGTTTACTTTGCCAATCATAGAACCAGCCTTCATCATCAGATGGGTTAAAATCTAAAACCGTTTTCTCGGTTGTACGCAGAATTAACTGCATGGCAGACTCTTTTTCTATCTCATTGGCTTCATTCATGTACAGGTAATTGCGCTTCCGACCCCTAATTTTTTGTGGTTGGTCTGTACTTATGAACTCAATAAGATTGCTACCCATCTCATAGGTTAGCTGAGTCTGGTTAAAGCGATTTTCATCCCAGATGCCAAGTTTAAGCATTACATCCTTAAAGTCTCTAAGGATTGTGCCTCTAATTGTAGGGAGCGATGCACGGCATATAGATAGCACCTTGTTGTCTTCGCCCATTAACTTGATGCAAAACCATATTAGGGTATTTACCGTCTTACCGGATCGTGCGCCACCTTGCAGTATCGTAATCTCTTTCTTTGAGTTCTCTAAGTAGTGATACACTATAGTTGTGCCAATGTCGATTTTTTTTTCGACACCTACAGTTACAAGTTCTTCAGCTTTCTCGATTCCCTTAGCAAGCCTACCAGTCTCTCGGGAGATGTGGTATTCCGCATTTTCAGGAATCAGTAATTTCTTCCGCGCCATCGGCATTTATTTGTATAGTCTCGTTTTTTGGCAAATTGACCATGACGTTAATCTTGGTTTTCGTTGGCACATTGGCTGCTGCCTTAGGGTCCTCTTGGTAACCCCTATGCTTCAGCTTTGTCTTGCAGTAGAATATAATAGCTTGAGTATCACCCTCTTGTATTCTTCGCATTAACTGATCTTCAACATTATCTCCTATTTCTTCAATCAATACCATGACCTGAAAGCGAAAATCTCGGTCATCATTAAGCCATCGCAGGTACATATCCCTGCCCAATTTCATTGATCTACAGGCCTCTCCGATGTTGCCTTTGCATATTCTGAGCATATCAAGGAACTGGAATTGCATATTTTGTATAGCCAGTTCGTCCATTTTTAAGTATATTTTAATAATTTTTGTTTATATCTTTGATATATTTGTAGCATGATAGACATTATCATTATATTGCTGGTGTGTTTCTATGCTACAGGTAAAGTGTTTGCTATGGACATATATGATCAACTTGACTACGAATGCAAATTAATACTAGATGCTATGTCGGCGCAAACAAAGTTAGACATATTGCGAGACATCTATGACAGAGCCATACATATGATACTTAACAATTACCACGATACAATAGAACAAGACGTATTAAACGATTATGTCAGTATTATACAAGTAAAGTACAAATTATGTCGAACCATCTTACAAAATCAGGAACAGACCATAAATTTTGCATACTTGAACTAACCGCAGATAACTGCATTTTAACCCCACCTATGTATATGTCAGAAATACAATTATTTATTAAACGTAAATATGGTGAGCAGCCGTTAAACTATTTTAATTCAAACTACGCATTATGGATTGTAGATATTTTTGATCGTCAAATACGTCCACTTTCATTAAAAATAGAAATATGACAAGAACATTTGACATTCCAGTAGAGTTTGCCGAAGACATACTCATGGTCACAGTGACTGTAGATGCAAGTTATGGCAATCATGGCATTGGCAGTTACGAGTATTGGGGCTATAAGGGCAATGACGTGCAAATGGGCTGGTTAATAGAAGACTATACTTGGGATGAAACCAAGTACACTATTGAACAGAACCAGGCTATACATGAAGCTTGTATGCGAGAAGAATCAAACTTTTATGATGCCATAAATGAAGAATTATGAAACGTACACCATTGCAAATTTTAATCGAGGATCATTACGGTGATCTAAAAGTATTAGTCGATGATATAGACCAGTTCCTCGAACTGGAGCGCAAAATGATTATAGACGCTTTTAATGCCTGTGCAATGGAAGAAATTCTTAACAATAAACGCTATATTAATGGCGAAGACTATTATGAGCAAAATTTTAATTCTTATGACTACGATTTAACTAATTTCTA